GTTGGTAATGGTAAATTGGGACAAACAATCAGAGAGTATGGTCTAAAGTATCCAAGGCGACCTATCATTTTACAAAACGGAGAAAGCGGCCCGATGCTTTTTCTCAAATATGGAAGGAGTTAAATGGCAGAAGAAAAATACGGAATACAGGAAACTAAAGAACTTTTATCATTTGTGTTTTCTTTGGCAGAAGCAATTAAAAAGTCAAACGCAGATGGTGATTTTAATTGGAGAGATGGCCTTAATTTTATTGAACCCCTCAAGAGATTGGGCCCAGCAATAGATAATATAGAAGATATTATTCCAGAAATTGCTGACCTTGATGCAGAAGAATGGAATGAATTAATTACATTTGTATCTGAAAATTGGGATCTTGATACTGAAAATGAAGATGATGATCTTTCTGAAAAAATTGAAGAAGGATTGAATGCAGGAATTGAATTGATAAGAATGACACAGTTATTTAAGGTATAGTGTCATGCCAGAAGAGTTACAAGCTGTTAAACTCCAAGTTGGTCTTTTACAACAAGAGGTTGAAACCAGAGGAAGACAAATGGATACTCTTCTGTCTAAATTAGATTCAACTGCAGATAAGATCGTAGAATTGACAGTAGAAATTAAATCGTTAAATTCAAGACAAGAACGACACAGTAAAGTAGATGATGAGATTCGTTCCGAACTCAAGCGTCTACATTCACGGGCCGGTAGTATTCATGATGAAATCGGCAAATCCGAACGCCGTGTAAGTGACTCAATACATAAATTAGAAGAAAGAGTTCGTGCTGTAGAACAATACAAATCAAAATTGATGGGTATAGCTATAACGGTAAGTGCAGGAGTAGGTCTAGCAGTAGCTAGTATAATGGGGTTACTCAATATATTTAAGGATTAACATGAGAAAATTTAAAAATTTTGATAACATTACTGAAGCAAGAGATGCATATATTTGGGATACTAAACCCAAAACCTTAGAAGATGCTGAAGATCCAGAAATTATGACTAATGGGTTTGGGAGATTAGGATTTTCTCAACTCAAAGATAAATTGATTAAAGCCTCTAAACAATTTGCTGACTGGGCTAAAGATGGTAACTATGACTCCATTGATAGTTATATGAGTACATACCATAATATGTTAGAAACCCTTCAAGTTATTGAAAAAGAAATGAAAAAACCAGCCTGGAAAAAGAAAATAACCGTGTTGAAAAGAGCTGGAAAATAAATTAGAGCGATTTAAATGAAATCATTTTCCCAACATTTAACAGAATTTGATAATCCACAAATCTATTGTGATATGGATGGAGTGGTGGCTGACTTTATCGCATACACCACAAACATTTTAGGACACAAATTTACGGATGATGATTGGGATGATTTACCAGTTGATTTGTTTTTACAGTTACCACCAATGCCTGATGCTCGTGTGTTATGGGGATATATAAAACAATTTCAACCTTTCATGTTGACTGCAGTACCAAGAGAATCAAGAGGCCCTATTGCAAAACGAGCATGGAAAGATAAAACACGATGGATGCTGAAAAATTTTAAACTTCCATCAAATAGAATGAAAATAGTATTGAGAAAAAACAAGAAGAACTTTGCTATGGACGGTAGAGACAAAAGACCAAATGTTTTGATAGATGACCACATGGGAAATATCAAAGAATGGGAATCTGCCGGAGGTATAGGAGTTCACCATATCAACGCCAATTCAACAATCAATGACTTGAAGAAAATAGGATTCCCCTAAACTTAAAAGGAAATAAAAATTATGAATGAACTTTTCGCGATAGATGAGCTCATAATGATGTCTGTTATATTATTTGCATCATTTTGGCTTTTCCTATTCAATTATAGAACGGATAATAAAGAAAAATATGAGGGCCATAGTTGGTTAATAGGATTTGATCTTATAATCAATATGGGTATGTCTCTTACAGGTTATTTGTTAATTTCAATAGTTTTTACTAATATTTCACAATTAGCACCATACATAAGTTATCGGTATCCTGTGGGATTTTTATTTGGACTCACATCTAATGTAAGTATTCCCATCGTATTGAAATGGTTTCAACAGCAAATAACCAAAAAGTTGAACCAAGTTGGAAAAGGAAAATAGATTATGGCACAAAAAGAAAAAGAAATTGCAAACGGTAAAGACCAACAGATAATTCAACATGATATTGAAGAAATAGATAAAAAGGTAGAAGAAGTTCAACAACTCGAAACTTTAATTAAAGATCAAACAGTTGCTAGTAAATCATTTATTTATGTTATTATCGCACTTCTTATGTATTTAATCTTTATGGTTATACCAGATATAGATGAAAAAGTTACATGGATGGAGAAAGATCTTTCTGCCGTATTAGTTCAGAGTGAAAGATTTAAAAAGTCCACAAGAGTATTTGCAAAAGACAATGTATGTGCATCTTGTCATTTAGAACCAGATCACTTACTCCACAACCTACAATCAAAATTTCCAAGTTTTTCCGATATTAAGGGGTTTATGAGAGTAGGTCATATGAGATACTATACAGCAACAACTCCTGTAACGGACGAAGAACTAATGGCAGTTTACAGGACTTTGAAATGATTCCAGTCGGCAAAGTTTTTGTTGTTTTAATATGGCTTTTTTGGATGATGGTCGTAGATAATACAGCTATTGGTCAAGACAATAATTCTATGTCTATAATGGATCATAGTAAGATGACATTGGCTGAAATAGAAAAAGTCAAATCTATGGTGGTGGTACGAGATAGGATTATTAAAAAACCAGAATACAATCCAACATATGGTACAACCTATCAAAGAGTAATAGAGAGGGGTGCTGTTATATGTGGAACTAATGATGAATTCCCCGGCTTTTCTGAAGAAATATTTGATGATAATGGTGAATTAATAATGGAGGGATTTGATGTTGATATTTGTAGAGCGGTGGCAGCAGCAGTATTCGGAGATGTAGAGGCTATTGAATATGAAATAGTAGATGGAGTTTCTAGATTTACATACTTGATAGATGGCACTATTGATATGTTGTCTGCAGCCACAACGTACACCTTCACCAGAAATGTTCTAAAGAAATTTGAATTTTTACCAACAACATATTATGATGGTCAAGGATTTATCACTAAGAGAACTCTAGGTGTGTCCTCTGCTAAACAGATGCATGGTGCTAAGATATGTTTCTCTGGATCTGGTACTGCAGCAAAGAACATCAAAGACTTTTTTGAATTACATGAAATAAAATATATTCCTATAGTTGTTGGAGAGGATGAAAAATCTAAAGATGTGTATCTTAGGGGTGAATGTGATATGTATGGTACAGATAGGTCTGGATTGGCCTCAAATCGTCTAGGGTTTAAAAATCCTGAACTACACATAATATTACCAGAGATAATTTCTAAAGAACCTCTAGGGCCCGTAGTTAAATATGGTGACCAAAAATGGTCAGACATAGTAAGATGGACTGTGTATGTTCTTTTCATTGCAGAAGAAATGGGAATTAACTCAAAAAATATTGATACATTTAAAAATCATAAAGACCCAAACATTCAACGATTTATGGGAGAGAAAAACGGAAAAGACCATCCTCATCTTGGTTCTAAATTTGGATTGAGTGCATCTTGGACTTATGATATAATTAAACAAGTAGGAAATTACGAAGAAATATTTACTCGTAATATCATAAACAAGTTAGGATTACAACGAGGATTGAACCAACTTTATAGTCATGGAGGACTACTATACGCACCACCATTGAAGTAGGGGGTGTAGTGTGGATAAAATTAATCACTTTTCAAAAGTGCCAGAAGATAGAACGGCAGTAGATAATATTCTGCGAGTCAATCACGGCAATCAAATGAGATTGAACTTGATGGCGGATGCAAAAGCAAATATCATGATTACAGTTGCATCTGTTGTGTTTTCTATTGCGATTGCAAACCTTGATAATGAATTGGTGAAATGGCCACTTCTAACATTTGCATTTGGTTGTTTTTTTGCACTACTCTTTGCAATATTTGCAATTATACCAAAAACAGATTATCCAAAAGATGTAACAGGAGATATAGATAGAAAATCTCCACTATTCAATCCTTTGTTTTTCGGACACTTTGCACATCTTCCAATAGAAGAATATAAGGAAGATTATGCAGAAACTTTAATGACTGATGATTCTGTATATGATGCCATGGCCGGTGACATATATGGACAAGGTAAAGTTCTTGCACTTAGAAAATATAAATTTCTCAAGTGGTCATACATGAGTTTTCTTTTAGGGATGGTAAGTGCAGTTATAGTATTTGTTTTACAAGGCCCTTTCGGAGATGTTATTTTAGATGGTGCATCAAATATATTTGATGTAATCATAGGCGAATTAAATTTTACTTTGGATGGAATGAAATATTTGTTGTGTCAATCTTCTTCAGTATGTAGAAGTGGAGGAATATAATGAAAGGAAATTTATGCCAGAACATGGAACTTATCTAGGAAATCCCCTTCTTAAAGCAGCTTATGTTCATCAAGATTGGTCAGAAGAACAAGTTGGTGAATATGTCCGATGTCAACAAGAACCCCTTTATTTTATATCCGAACACATAAAAATTGTTTCAGTTGATGAAGGATTGGTTGATTTTGGTGTTCGTGATTATCAAGAAGAGATGATTAACAGATTTCACAATGAACGATTTGTGATCTGTAAAATGGCTCGTCAATCTGGCAAGTCAACTACAATTCTTGCATACCTTCTCCACTACATCCTTTTCAATGAAAATGTTTCGGTTGCAGTCCTTGCGAACAAAAAGGCAACTGCAATGGAACTTCTTGGAAGATTGCAACTTGCATACGAACATATGCCGAAATGGTTGCAACAAGGAATCTTGATCTGGAACAAGGGGAATATAGAACTGGAAAATGGCTCGAAAATTCTTGCTAGTTCTACTTCTGGTTCTGCTATTCGAGGTGGAACTTTTAACATCATTTTCTTAGATGAATTTGCCTTTGTACCACACAACATTTCTGAAGAATTTTTCAGTTCTGTATATCCCACTATTTCTTCTGGTAAAACTACAAAAGTATTCATTGTCTCCACTCCAAACGGCATGAATATGTTCTACAAGTTATGGACAGATGCAGAAGAAAAACAGAACGATTATTCTCCTATTTCAGTCCATTGGTCACAGGTTCCAGATAGAGATTTAGAATGGAAAGAAAAAACGATACGGAATACTTCCGAACGGCAGTTTCAACAAGAATTTGAATGTTCATTTTTAGGAAGTTCCAATACGCTTATTTCTACCGAAAAACTCATGTCGATGCCGTGTAAACAACCAATTTATCAACATGAAGGATTGGATATTTATCAAGAACCAATAATGAACCACACTTACGTTATGGTGTGTGATGTTGCAAGGGGAGTTGGACTTGATTATTCTGCATTTTCAGTATTTGATGTTACAAAACAACCATATCGCCAAGTTGGAAAGTATCGGAAAAATGACATATCACCGATGTTGTATCCAAACATAATTTACACAACTGCACAGAAATACAACGAAGCGTTTGTTCTGGTAGAGGTGAACGACATAGGACAACAAGTGGCCGACATTCTTTATCATGATATGGAATACGAAAACATGATGATGGTTACAATGCATGGTAGGAACGGACAACAAATTGGGGGAGGATTTTCAAAGAACGTATCAATGGGAATCCGTACAACGAAACAGGTTAAACGAAT